AGAAGATGAAAAGCGTTTTTATGTAGAGCAGATGTATTGGATACCAGAAGAATTACTTGAAAAGCGAGTAAATGAGGACAAAGTACCTTATGATATTTGGTTAAAACGTGGATTTGTGAGAGTGAGTCCAGGAAACAGTATTGACTATAGACTTATTGTTGAATGGTTTGAAGAAATGCAGAATGAAAAAGATATATATTTATTTAAATGTGGCTATGATAGTTGGTCTGCAAAATACTTTGTTCAGGATATGATAAATACTTTTGGCGAGCCAACTATGGAGCCAGTAATACAGGGTAAGAAAACTTTATCTGGTCCGATGAAAGCTTTGGGGGCAGATTTAGAAGCTAAACTTATAAACTATAACAATAATCCTGTACTTAAATGGTGCATGGCAAATGTTAGTGTGGATATGGATAAAAATGGTAATATCCAACCATGTAAATTACAAAACCCAAGACAACGTATAGATGGATTTGCGTCTCTTTTGGATGCATATGTAGTCTATGAACGAAACAAAGAAGATTACATGAATATTATTTAAAAAGGGGGTGAGAAATTGCAGTTTAGAAGTTTATTCAATAAAATTTTTGGCAGGGAAAAACAAGCTAAAGATGTTACGGCACTTAAATTATTAAATGGATATGCTAATGCGTACACTCCTTTTTCTGGAAACTCTTACGATGATTCTACTGTTAGGGATTGCGTAGATACCATAGCAAAACACTTTGGGAAAATGCGACCGAAGCACGTTGTAAAAGAAAATGGGAAGATTATAAAAAACGCAAATGATAGATTAAATTATTTGCTTAGTAATTGCCCCAATGAATTAATGACAACCAGTGAATTTTTAGAAAAGGTAATTGCTCAATATTACACATATAATAATGCATTTATCTATATAAAATGGGATATAGCACTGGAAAATGTAGAAGCTTTATATCCTTTGGATTTTCCAATGCTAGAAATATTAGAGGATAGAGAAAGTAATTTATATGCACGCTTTACTTTTGGCGGTGGTGAGCGTACTGTAGTCCCTTACAATAGTCTGATTCACATTAGACGTCATTTTAATAGAGATGAGCTGTTTGGTGATGATAATTCCAAAATAATGATTGAGGATTTATCAACATTGAAAGCTGCTAAAGCATCTATCGTTAATGCAGTAAAAAGCTTTACATCGCTTAGAGGTTATCTGAAATGGTTAACGACCATGAGACCAAACGACATGAAGAAAACACATGATGATTTTGTTAATACTTATGCAACTAACAATCCTTCAGGAATTGCAAGTATTGATAATAAAGTTGAGTTCCATGAGTTGACCACAAAAGTAACAACGTTTAATAGCCAGCAAATGAGTTATGTTAGAGATAACATATATAAACATTTTGGTTTGAATGAAAATATAATAATGGGCAAATATACAGAAGATGAGTATATAGCCTTTTATGAATCTGTCATAGAACCTGTAGCTGTTAAATTAGCTCAAGAAATGACAGATAAGATGTTTACAAGGCGAGAACGTGCATTTGGAAATGAAATCATCTTGGAAAGTAATAGATTAAACTTCATGTCTGTGGCTTCTAAAATTAAAGTTTGTGAAACACTTATCCCTACTGGCGGTATGACAATCAATGAAATAAGAGCAATCTTTGGTTATGCTGGTATAGAAGGCGGTGATGAACGTCTTATCAGCTTGAATTTTGTAAAAGCTAAAGACCAAAGTTTATATCAAACTGGAACAGATGATAATTCATTGAAAGGTGGTGAAGATGATGGGGAAAATGGAAACAAGAATGGCACTCCTGGAGCCAGCCAGTGAAAATGAAGAAAATAAGCAACTTGTAGAAGGGTATGCAGCAGTTTTTAATCAAAGGACATTGATATGGGAAAGCGAGTGGAGCGGTTGGAAGTATATGGAAGTAATAGACCGCAATGCTTTTACTGGTGCAGATATGAGTGATACTGTATTTAAGTATAATCATGGTGATGTGGCCATGATACTTGCTAGAGCAAGTAATAATACTCTTACCATGAGTACGGATGATAAGGGCCTTAGAATTAGTGCAGATATTATCGACACTAATAATGGTACAGATGTGTATAAGCTTATAAAACGTGGAGACCTTAATAAAATGAGCTTCGCATTTACTGTAAAAAATGAACGTACGGAATCTGATAGAGAAAATAAGATTTATACACGTACAATAACCGCTTTTGATAAAATTTATGATGTGGCGGTTGTCGATTTTCCAGCGTATGATGGAACATCTATACAGGCACGAAGTAAAGAGTATTTTGTGAACCTAGAAAAAGATTTACAAGAAGAAAAAAGAAGAAAAAAATTATATTTAATGACTTATTTGTAATGCACGGTTAGACGTGCTTTTTTTATGCGAAGGAGAAAGAATATGAACAAAAGATTAGAAGAAATTTTGCAAAGAAAAGAAGAAATTCGTTCTTTATTAAATGATGAGGGCAACAAAAACATCAATTTTGATGAGATTGAAAAAGAACTTCGAGAACTTGACGAAGAAGAAAAAGAAATTCGCAGACGTCAAACAATTATTGATGGTATAGGTACAATGACAACTAGAACAGCAGGTCAACCAGCTAAAAAAACAAATGTTTTTGATAGTGAAGAATATAGACAAGCGTTTATGAATTATGTTTGTCGTGGTGAAAAAATTCCTCAAGAATTTAGAAGTGATGAAGTAACTGCTACAACAGATATTGGTGCATTGGTGCCATCTGTTACACTCAATAAAATTATCGAAAAACTTGAAGCATACGGTATGATTTTGCCACTTGTAACACGTACAGCTTATAAAACAGGTCTTTCTATTCCAACTTCTAACGTAAAACCAGAAGCTACATGGGTAGCAGAAGGTGCAGGCAGTGATAAACAGAAAAAGACTTTATCTGGTACTATTACTTTTAGTCATTTCAAATTGCGTTGTGCTGTAGCTGTTACTTTAGAAATAGAAAATATGGCATATAGTGCGTTTGAAACAACACTTGTTAATAATGTAGTAGAAGCAATGGCAAAAGCATTAGAAAAAGCGATTATTTCTGGTACAGGTGTTGGACAACCAACAGGTATTCTAAAAGAAGATGCCAAAGGCACAAAAATAGAGGTAAGCAAAATTGACTATAAAACTTTGGTAAACGCTGAAGCTGAACTCCCTATGGAGTATGAATCAGGTGCAGTTTGGTGTATGACTAAAAAAACATTCGGGGCATTTATTGGCATGACAGATACAAACGGTCAACCTATTGCACGTGTTAACTATGGATTTGCTGGAAAAGCGGAACGTAGTTTATTAGGTAGAACTGTGGTGCTTACAAATTATTTAGATAATTATTCCGATACTTTAGAAGCTAATAAGGTTTTTGCTTTCCTTTACAATTTTAGTGATTACACATTAAATACTAATTTCCAAGTCGGCATGAAAACTTATGAGGATAATGATACAGATGATATTATCCGTAAAAGTATTATGGTATGTGATGGTAAACCTATTATCTATGATAGCCTTGTTAAATTGGTAAAAGCGGGAGAGTAATAGCCCCACACCTGCAATAGTAGGTAAGGCAATAGTGGGGCAAACAATAGTAGGAAAAGAAAGTTAAATAAAAGTGAGGTAAATAATTATGTATACAAAAACTAATTGGGTAGATAATGAAACTCCAGTAAATGCTGAAAATATGAATAAAATTGAAACTGCACTTGAAACACATGACACAGCCCTTGAAGGTAAACTTGAAAAGCCGAAAGCAGACGGCACGCAGGGACAGATTTTATCTCTCGGCGCAGACGGGAATTTAACTTATATTGATAAACCGGCAGACGGTACACCGGGAGATAAAGGCGATAAGGGTGATGACGGCATAGCGGCAGAAATTACATCCGTTACGGCGACGGTCGACGCTAATACAGGAACACCGGAGGTAACCGTAACACCGGGCGGCACAGCGCAGGCACGCACATTCGCCTTTGCCTTTAAAAATCTTAAAGGTGAGAAAGGTGATAAGGGCGATGCAGGCAACCCGGGCACAAATGGGACAGATGGTACAGCGGCAACTATTACAGAAGCAACAGCAACAATTGATGCCAATACAGGTACACCAGAAGTAACTGTTACTCTTGGTGGAACAGAACAGGCACGTACATTTGCATTTGCTTTTAAAAATTTAAAAGGTGCAAAAGGTGATAAAGGCGACACAGGTGATAGTGGATTAACAAAACAGGCAGCTATTGCAGACGCGACAGGTGGCGATGAAAAAGATAAAATAAATGCTATTTTAGCGGCATTACGTAGTGCAGGGGTAATTGCTACAGAATAAAAGGAGTGAAAAAAAGCATGGCTGTTACACTTGAGCAAGCAAAGGAATATCTGCGCATTGATGAAGATTTGACCGAAGATGATGAGCTTATAGGCGGTTTAATCGAAGCTGCTACTGATTATCTAGAGCAGACTACCGGCAAAGAGTATAGTGATGACAGCCAGCTTTTTGTTCTGGCTGTTAAAATGCTAGTGGCGCACTGGTATGAAAACAGAAGCGTTTTTTCTACCAAAACCAATGTTAATAATCTACCGCACTCTATCGAAGCCATAATTACACATATTTCTCTAGCACAGCATTATAAACCGTTAGGAAGTGAAACATCTTGATTAATATTGAAGAAATTGGAACACTAGATAAGCGCATAACGATTTTAAAATATGAAGATGTTGAAACGCAGTATAATCTGACGCAGAAAAAATTAATACCGTTTTTAAAAGTATGGGCAAAAATTGAGCCACTTAGAGGTAGAGCTTATTATGAACAATATAAAGAAAAAACGGAAGATTTAAGTAAAATAACTATTCGCTATCGAAAAAATATAGATAATTCTATGTTAGTTAAATATAGAAATAATCTATATGAAATAAAAAATGTCATAGATCCTTATGAATCGCATATAAAACTAGAATTAATGTGTAGCATAAAGAAATCAGGTGTTAGTGATGGGAATTAGTTTTGAAGAATTTATTGGTAGATTGCAGACGGTGCAAAAGAATTTTCCAGATGATGTTGCGACTGTTTTAAATCGTGGTGCTAATCGTATGATTAAGGCTTTAAAAACAAATAGTCCAGATAGTGGAAAGGATCATAAAGGAAAATTAAATAAAAGTTGGAAAAAGAAAATTGAAGGCTATGGCAAGGACATTCATGCCAATATTTATTCCACTGCACCACATTTTCATCTAGTTGATAGAGGACATAAAATAATGGATAAAAAGGGACATGAAAAAGGCTTTGTACAAGGAAAACATTTTCTGCAAAAAACCATAGATGAACAGCAAGATGATTTACAAGAATATATGTGGAAAGGTGTATATAAGCGGGTAAAAGATAAATTAGATGGCTGATGTAGTAAAACAGATAGATATCTTAAATCAAATTGGCAGAATGCTGAAAGCAGAATTTAAAAGCACGGTTTATAGTGATGAAATCTTAGAAGATTTCGCTAAACCGTGCTTTTTTATTAAATGTTTATGTACAAATATCCCACAGACTAAAAATATAACAAAGAAAAGATTGTCTATTATATTGACATATTTCCCGAAAGATACTGATAAAAATGAAATACATTATGCTGATGTTATGGATAGACTTCAAATGCTTTTTCAAAGAGGAATACCTTTAAAAAAGAGATATATTCATGTGAATGAATTTACTATTGACCGAGTGGGGGAAGAACAAGATATTATCCAAATGATAATAAAGATGGATTATTTGGAGCAAATTATAAGACCAATGAAACAAGCTGATTTAATGGAAGAAATGCAGTTAAAAGTAAAAATAAATGAAGGAGAGAGGGCAATATGGCAAAATTAGGAATGCCAAATGTGATTGTATCTTTTAAAGAAGCAGGCATTGCAGCAATTGAACGTAGTAAACGTGGTATTGTAGCTTTAATTTTAGAAGAAGAACAATCTATTATTGATGAACTTACTACAAATAAAAATGCTATAGTAGGCAGTGCTATTTGTGGTGAAGCTATTTGTGGTATAGAAACAGCTTCAGAAGCTATTGAAAATCCTTTTGTAATATATACAGCAGACGATATACCATCTATTCTTAGTGAAAATAATAAAGATTATATTACAAAATGTTTATTGGGATATGTAACGACACCATATAGAATTAAAGTCTATTTACAAGCCAAAGGTAAAGAAGGCACTGATAAATGGCAGGATAGTCTAAAAAAAATAGCTACAGAAAGATTTGATTATTTATCTATTCCTACAGTAGAAGCAGATCAACTTGAAACATTACTCACATGGGTAAAAAGTTATCGAGAAAATAAATATAAAAAAATGAAAATAGTAATGCCAGGTTATGATGGAGATTATGAGGGTGTTATTAATTTCAGTAATAAATATATAAAAACAGCTACAAAGACTTATACACCAGCTGAATATACTGCACGTATTGCTGGACTTATTGCAGGTACTCCACTTACGATAAGTGCAACATATGCACCACTTAATGAAGTAATTGATTGTGATAAATATGACCTTGATGAAAATGATGAAAAAGTTAATAATGGTGAATTTTTTATTTGGTATGATGGCACAAAATATAAAATGAGTCGTGCAGTAAATAGTCTTGTTACTACAACGCAAGGAAAACAAGAAGGCTATCAAACAATTAAAATCGTAGACATTATGGATATGATTTATGATGATATTAGAACTACAGCACAGGATAGCTATATAGGTAAATATGCAAATACTTATGATAATAAATGTTTACTTATTACTGCAATAACTGGATATCTTAAAGAACTTGAAGGTGAAGGTCTTTTACAAGCTAATTATTCTACGGTAGAACTAGATACGGAAGCAATAAAAAATTATCAGCTGCAAAACGGTCTATATACCAAAGATGAACTTGCAGATATGAGTGATGATGAAATTAACCAGCTAGATACAAAGAAAAAAGTATTTTTAAAAGGCAAAATTAAGATAATTGACGCTATGGAAGATATAGAACTACCATTTGATATTTAAGAAAGGAGTTTACTTTTATGGATAAATTTGAAGCTCAACGTGTTATGAGCGGGACGCAGGGCGAAATTTGGATTGAAGGTAAATACATGGCAGAAGTAACAGGGTTTAAAGCAGAAATTAAACTCATAAAAGAAGAAGTTAATCAAGTAAAAACCATGTTTAAACAGTATAAAGTTGTAGGCTGTGAAGGTACTGGAAATGTAAAAATGAATCATGTGTCTTCTTATTTTATTAATCTTATGGCAGATAATATTCGTAAGGGGCGTCAAACAGTTGTTACAATTCGTGCAAAACTTGATGATCCAGATGCAGTTGGACGTGAAGAAGTGATTATTCGTGACGCAACCTTTGATAAACTTACACTTATGGATTGGGAAGCTAAAAAACTTACAGAAGATGATTATGATTTTACTTTTACAGATTTTGAAGTGCCTGTTACTGCTAACGCTTAATATATTTGTAATTATTTTATTTTTAAAGGAGATAAGAAGAATGAGTTTAGTTGATGTATTATTAAATAGTGATGTAAATGAAGTATTGGCGGAAAAAACAGAAGAATATGAAGTTGAAAGATTAAGTAAAGTTTTGGGAGAAAAATTTGTACTTACCTTAAAATCTATTCCAGCTAAAAGATATTCTGAAATTCAAACAACAGCTATTAATATAAAGGGAAAAAGTAAAAATATAGATTTATATAAAATGCAAATGCTTACATTAAATGAAGGAATAAAAGAACCAAATTTGGCAGATACTAATTTACTTAAAAAGTTTAATGCAACTACTCCGTTTGATATGTATGAAAAATTGTTTTTAGCTGGTGAAATTACAGATATAGCAAATAAAATAAGTGCATTATCTGGCTACAGTGAAGAAGAAAAACAAAAAAATATTGAAGAAATAAAAAACTAATAAAATCTGATGGCAACACAAATATGATGTATTGGCTTTATAGAAAACATCATTGGAAGCCATTAGATTTTTTTAATATGGGCAATGGTGAAAGAACCATTATTGAAGCTTTTATAAGGCAAGAACAAAAAGATATAAAAGAAGAAATAAAAAAAATGAGGGGATAAAATGGCAACACAAATTGATGTAACTTTAAGGTTAATAGATATGATGACCTCCCCTCTTGTACGTGTTCAAAATGAAATGGAACGTACAGCACGTGCTCATCAGCGTATGGGTAGAGATATTCAACGTATTGGTGATGGATTTAGTAGTGTCGGTGAAAGTATGTTACCAATTGCAGCTGGAATTACAGCAATTGGTGCAGCAGGAGGTCGTGCATTTATTGATTTTGATAGCATTATAACTGGAGCAGCGGCAAAAGCTGGAGCAACAGCAGAAGAAATGGAAATGATGCGTCAAAAAGCAAGCCAATTTGGTGCAGATTTTCCAATAAGTGCCACGCAAGCAGCAGAAGGTATGGACAGATTAGCAGCGGCAGGTTATGATGCTAATCAGGTTGTTGGTGTTATGCCGTCTGTAATAACAGCAGCAGTAGCTAGTGGAGAGGACCTAGCCACAACCTCCGATGTTGCTAGTAATGCCCTTAATATTTGGAATCTAAAACAAGGTGATATAGCACAAAATGCCATGAGGGTTGCAGACGTTGTACAAATGGCATCTAATAAATCCAGTCTTGGAATGGCAGATTTTGGTTTAGCTATGCAGTATGCAGGAGCGCCAGCAGCAACTTTAAATGTAAGTATAGAACAATTAGCTACTGCAATGGCAATAATGAAAAATAATGGTATAGAAGCAAGTACAATCGGTACTTCACTTCGTTCGGTATTTTCTAGACTTTCAGAACCACCAAAACCAGCAGCAGAAGCTATTGAAGCACTTGGACTACAGGTAAAAGACGCATCGGGTAATTTCCTTGGATTACAACCAATTGTGGAACAATTGCGAGGTAAAATATTAAACCTTTCTAATACGGAACAGGTAGCTTATGCTAAAGCACTAGCGGGTGAAGAAGCATACAGTGGACTTTTAGCACTTGTAAAAACAGCCCCAGAAGAATATCAAGCACTTCAAAATGCTATGGATAGTGCTACAGGTTCTTCACAGGCTCAATTTGAAGTAATGAAAGGTACACTTAAAAATAGTATTGATGGTATGTTAGGGAGTCTTGAAAGTCTTGCTATTAATTTTGGTAGTGTATTGACTCCACAAATTAAGGCTGTAACAGATTCTATTGGCAGTTTTGCAGATATGATAAATGAACTTACACCCAAAACCAAGTTATTAATTGGCAATATTTTGATGGGTATAGTAGCATTTACTGGTTTTATGCTGGCAACAGGCAAAGTTATAAGTATTGGTGGCGGTATTGTAAAACTTTATGGCGATATAGGTAGAGCTGCAATGGGTGGAAGTATACACAATAAGGCTTTACAATTTGCTGTTTTAAATACAGCCAATGCTTATAAAACCTTAAAAGATACTGTAATTGCATTAAAAACTACTCAAAATGGGAATTCTTTACCTGTTTTTACAAATATTTCTACAAAAATAAAAAGTGAGTATGATAAAATACGTGCTTTAAAATGGGCTGATATTACAACAGCAATAGTAAATGCAATGCCTAAAAATCCTATTTCTTTTATAAAAACTACAGTAATGTATTGACTCCACAAATTAAGGCTGTAACAGATTCTATTGGCAGTTTTGCAGATATGATAAATGAACTTACACCCA